GTCCTACTGGGACTTGATAACAAGAGCAGAGGACACATACAAATACTTCTTGGAAAAAGGAGTAGCACCAGAGCAGGCTAGGATTGTTCTGCCCCAGAGCCTGATGACAGAATGGATCTGGACAGGATCGCTTGTAGCTTTCGCTAGGGTTGTTAAACTACGTCTCAGTGATGACGCTCAGTTTGAGTGTCGCGCTATCGCTGAACGAATCAAAGGTGAGTTAGATCAACAAGACAAAATAAAACATTCTTGGAGTGAATTATGTCAGTAAACAATAACATCCATGTGCATGACGCAAAGGAGTTGAAGATCACTAAGTCTAGAACGGGCGGCTACCTCGTTAGCACCGTGTGTGATGGAGGATACGTGGACTTCTATATCCATGACAATCATGGTAAACTTCGCCTTAGCGTTGACTTGAGGGACTATGACGATGAGTAATCAAGCAGACTACGATGCGTGGCTAGAGGGAATCAGTGACTTTCATACGGCTGTTGATGACGCATGGTCAAGAATCTTTGCGCTACACCTAGGAACGCATCAACCAGACAGCAGCGTCAGGGCAGAGTTCCGTGAGTTTGTTTCTGGTTGGTGTATGGACGTTGAAGGTAAACTCAGTGCAACAGAGGATGAGATCATCGAACTGTTCCCAGACTTTCTGAATCACTTAGTTCGTAACCAAAAGGCTTAATCATCATGTACAAGATCAAGGTTTCTCGCCGTGATTTCTTTGACTTCAAGCTGAAACATGCGGCTCTGATGTACGAGGACAAGATCCTTACAAAGCTACACGAGATAGACAGTGATGGTAATTATGTGATAAGCTTTGGGGAAGGTATCTCAGAAGATGCCTATCAACTCTTCAATGAGTTTATGAAAGAAAAAACAACCAACGGAGAAAACATTTATGAAAATGATTGACGGTATTCCTCAGATTGTAGAGGGCATGTCATACTTCGCACACTTGCTGAAGCCTGTGCCTGATTACACTGAGAAGCAGAATCCGGGTGCTGGCAAGTACGGGTGGGAGATCAACCTCGCAGTAAGCGACGATGTGTTTAAGGCTTTCAAGGAAGCAGGATACAACGTCGGCATGAAGCAGGCTGGTCAATCTAAGTACACGCCTGATCCTGTGATCACGTTCTACCGCTATCACCTTGACTACAACAAGCGCGAGAACACTGCGCCCATCGTTGTTGATACCGAGAAGGAACCTTTTGGTGACATGATTGGTAACGGCTCACGAGTAGCAGTACAGTGGTCGCCAATGGTGTACGGCAAAGGTAAATTTAAACGACCAATCGTTCAAGCAGTACAGGTTCTAGATCTGATTGAGATTGGATCATATCCTGACTCAATGAAAGAAGTGGAGGTGGCATTCTGATGGCGAGCTGGACATATAAGACAGACACGGGAGTGTACGATGTAGAACAACTTAGCGAAGAGGCGAAGGTTTCTTTTCAGTATCTTGCTGAAGTAGAGGCTGAGCTTCAGACCCTAGGTAAACGGTCTGATGTACTACGTGCAGCGGCTCAGACCTTTCACTCAGTTGTACAAGGATCTTTGACTGACGATGCTTTAGTAGCAGAAGAAGTAGAAGAAGCGGAGGCTGAACAACCAGAGGAGTAACAACAAGGTGACGTTTGTAAAAACACATCAGCCTTGTCCCATGTGTGGAAGCAGTGACGCTGCTGGATTTAATGAAGATGGCAGCGTTTACTGTTTCTCATGTGGAGAATACGACAGGGCAAACAAAGGAACAACAATGGAACAACAAGCACCCTCTCAACCGCAGGGATACGCAGAAGAAGGTCAGTTCGCGGCACTAGCTGACAGAGGTATATCTCTAGACACAGCCAAGAAGTATGGAGTCAAGGTTGTATACGACTTCAACGGCAACATCGTCAAACACATGTACCCTTACTTCGGAGAAGAAGATAAGGTCGCTACTAAAACTAGATTAACATTGTCCAAAGGTTTCGCTTGGTCAGGTATGACAGGTGAAGCATCTCTTTTCGGACAACAACTATTCAGAGAAGGAGGTAAGTTTATTACGCTCACTGAGGGTGAGTGTGATGCTATGGCTGCATACGAACTGATGGGATCTAAGTGGCCCGTAGTTAGTATTAAGTCTGGCGCTCAGTCAGCAGAGCGTGACGTGCGAGAGAACCTAGAATACCTAGAGACTTTTGACAACGTTGTTATTTGTTTTGATTCGGACAAGCACGGTAGAGAAGCGGCTCGTAGAGTAGCTAGGTTACTGCGTCCAAGCAAAGCAAAGATCATGACCCTCCCCGAAGGGTTCAAGGATGCTAACGATATGCTACGTGCTAACAAGCATGGCGCTTTTGTTCAGGCATTCTGGGACTCTAAAACTTATACACCGTCTGGTGTACTCAACATCTCAGAGAACCGAGACAAGTTTAAGTTCAGAGAAAAGAAAGCCTCTGTCCCTTATCCTTGGCAAGGTCTGAACTCTAAGCTAGAAGGGCTGCGTCAAGGTGAGTTAGTTACTTTGACAGGCGGCACAGGCTTAGGTAAGTCCAGTGTTACTCGTGAGATAGAACACTGGCTCATCAAGAACACTACCGACAACGTTGGTGTCGTTGCCTTAGAAGAGGACTGGCGACGTACTGTTGATGGTATCCTTTCTATTGAAGCCAATGCCAAGTTACATATTGACCGCATACGAGAACAGTTTACCGAAGAAGAGATAGATAAGTTATTTGACATCTTGTACGATGGTGACAATCGTAACCGTGTGTGGGTCCACGCTCACTTTGGTGCGAATGATATTGATTCTATTTTCAGCAAGCTTAGGTTCATGATCATTGGCTGCGAGTGTAAGTGGGTTGTTGTTGATCACCTTCACATGCTGGTATCCACCACTACCGAAGGAGACGAGCGTAGATCTATTGACGCTATCATGCACAGGCTCCGCACTCTTGTTGAAGAGACAGGTGTGGGTTTGATTCTTGTTTCACATCTTCGCAGGATTGATGGTAACAAAGGACACGAGAACGGTATTGAGACAGGGCTTAGTCACCTGCGTGGATCTCAAAGCATTGCTCAGTTGTCTGACTGCGTGATCTCGCTTGAACGTAATCAACAGTCATCCGATCCTGTTGAGTCCTCTACTACTCGTGTGCGTATCCTGAAGTCTAGGTACACAGGCGATGTAGGTTTAGCGACTCACTTGCTCTATGACAACGACACTGGTAGGCTTGCTGAGATTGAAACAGATGACATCTCTCACACCGATGAGGAAGAAGTCACTCTAGGATTTGAATAATGACACGCCTAGTATTTGATGTAGAAACAGATGGCCTTGATGCTACCAAGATCTGGTGCATAGTGGCCCAAGATGTAGAATCAAAAGAGATCTATTCGTATGGGCCTGACAAGCTTGACGATGGGTATGATCTCCTTGACTCTGCTGATGACCTCGTAGGCCACAACATCATAGGGTTTGACATACCTGTCATACGCAGGATTATGGACAAGCCTACGTTTGCCGAAGACAAGACAATCATAGACACGTTGGTACTGTCTAGGTTGTTCAACCCAGTGAAAGACGGTGGGCATAGTCTCAACCAGTGGGGCAACGAGATAGGATTCAACAAGCTTGAGTTCAAAGAGTTTGAAGAATACTCTGAAGAGATGTTGGAGTATTGCATACGAGACGTTGAGCTTAACACTCTTGTGTACTACAAACTAAAAGAACTTAGCCGGGGATTCTCTAAGCAATCTGTTCAGCTAGAGCATCAGGTAGCTGGCATCATGAAGAAGCAGGAGGAGCATGGTTTCTTCTTTGATTCTATTCGGGCTGAACTGCTACAGGCACAGATACGTGAACGTATGCAGGAGCTTGACTCTGAGATCAAGAAGGTATTTGTTCCTAAGATATTTAGGCAGAAGCTGTTTCCTAGATACACAAAGACAGGAGCGATAAGCAAAGTAGCTGACACCGAAGAAGCTTATCACCTACGTAAGCTACAGAAGGAAGAGGAACTGAAACAGATTTCGGGAGTGAGACTTACCGAAGAAGAGTACGAGCTGATGCACGAGGAGAAACATTCTGTACCTCTGCACATTGTCCGTACCTCTAGCGTTGAGTTGAACATCTCTTCTCGTAAGCAGATAGGTGAGTATCTTCAGGAGTTTGGCTGGAAGCCTACTGAGTTTACTGTCAACGGAAGACCAATCGTTAACGAAAAAACACTCAGCATGATCACCGACATACCCGAAGCTGAACTAATCAAAGAACACTTCTTGCTACAAAAGAGAGAAGGTCAGATTAGATCTTGGCTAGAGAAGGTAGAACCAGATGACAGGGTTCATGGGTTTGTTATTCCTAACGGTACTATCACAGGTCGCATGACTCATCGTGATCCCAACATGGCGCAGGTTCCTAGTGTCTCTTCGCCATACGGGAAGGAGTGTCGCGCCTGCTGGACAGTGCCAAAGGGATACAAGCTGGTCGGTATTGATGCGAGTGGTCTTGAGCTACGCATGTTAGCTCACTACATGCACGACGAGGACTACACAAATGAAATCATTAACGGAGACATACACACCGCTAACCAACAGCTTGCAGGACTTGAATCAAGAAATCAGGCAAA